TATTTCTGGTTCAACGTAGCTGGAGCTGGAGGCAAAGGGTTCCCTATTTACATATTTACTCCTGACGACGGGAAAAGCCCTTACGACTAAATCATTTATAACTAAAGGGATTATTAAGGTTGCTCATTTCAGTATGGAACCCAGCGGCTTTATATATAAATCCGTGCTCATCTTGATCTCCTTTCTCCCTGTACTTAGCTAGTTTAAAAAACTTAGTGGTGGGTAGCCATCCTACGATCCAAACAAACATTAGGTCTTTCCTAACACGGGTAAAAAAGTAAACGTCGTTGTCAGGGATTTTGTTTTTAGCTAAGTTTACTGACACTACATATTCGGGCTTTGGAATTGTACTACAAGTTTTGGACTTTATTTCGATCTTCTTATTCTTGTAAACCAAGTCGTGTGTAAATACAGAGTCCCCTACGTACTTGCTTTTTTTAATAAAGTTATTAACGACTACTTCCCCTAAGCACCCTGTCATCCTTCCCATTCCTCGCGTAAACGAATTAGGTAGTACCCCCATTTCGGTCGCTCTTGTATGTGCTAGAGAAATATCTTCACTAGAAGGAGCGTAAACTAAAAAAGGGCCGCTCTCTTTGAACTGTTTGTTTGGTTTCAGGGAACTACATTATTTTTTTTAAAAGGGCCTCCCACGCGGGAAAAAAAATTTCTTCCATGCACCGCACTACAGCTTCCTGTTCATACGACTCAAGGAACCCTACACCGCTTAATAACAAACTAGCTTCCATCATCTCATGGCGGAGAGTCTCCAATAACATTCGGCCTTTCAGCTCTTTGTTTATTTGGATTAGTTTCTTATCGTGAAAATATAAACCGTAAGGGGGGTCTTCTCCGCTTAAAGATACAACATTTAATTTTATCCTATGCCCTGCGATACCGACTGTCTTGGGCAGCTCCACCTTACCACCTGTTTGAGAGTTCTTTATAGAGCTCAATACCTCCTGCTATAGAGGTAGCGATTCCTTCCTTATGCTTTAAGGCCAGCTCGAAGTCAGATTCGTTACTCCCAAAAAATGGTTCTGCAATCACGGCGGGGCAGTGAGTTAGCCTTAAAAACCCTGCTCCTCTACTGCCTTTCCCTTTGTCTTTTATCCCCCTACTTCTTAGCTGAGGGAAGCAATCCTCAAAAGAATCTCGTAGAGCTCTAGCAAAAAGCCTCCCTTTCTCCGAAGAGTTCCAATACAGCCACTCATGTCCCGTAGCAGAAGGAGAGGCGGCATTAAAATGGAGCTCTATTGCCGAAGTTACATTATCCTTCCGTAACTTCTTAGCTAACCACCGCATAGCGCTCCAATAGTTACTCCCTTCATAGGAAGCATATACCCTATAAGGACTGTTGAGTCTGTCTCCAATCATGTCCGCAAGTTGAGAATTATAATCCCATTCACTGACCCCAGTTACTGAGGCTGCTCCTGAATCATTTGGTCGGCTGTGTCCTACGCAGAGTGCTATCATCTCCTATTATTATAGCACGTCTGTACGAAAAATCACTGTGGAACTTCTGCCCACGACCCATAAG